TCTTCGGGCAATTCTTCCGCTATAGGGTCAGCCTTGACCTCTTCGGTCTTAGGTTCTTCCATAGGGACATCCTCGCCCGGAAGGTAGCGTTTGCCATTGTATTTTACTGTGTATTCAAATACCATAGCTTTCTCCTTCCCGGATTATTTGGTATAAGCCTTGATTACATAGGTTTCATCCATTCTCTCGAATGAAGGAAGTACGATCTCGGATACGGTTGTCTTTGTGTGAACAGGGTCACTTGTGGTTGTAACCGTAACAGCGATACCAGTGTCAACAAGTGCGGTATCGTAGTTAGGGTCGCTCAGAAGTGTACGCTCATCGGGCGTAGTTCCGAACCAAGTATTGCCAAGTGCGCCCTCGGGTACTAATGCGCAGAATCCGTCAGCAAAGAACTGTGAAGCAAGTCCTGCCTCGGTCTTAAACTGCTTTGTGTAAACGATGATGGTTACGCCAAGCTCAGTTAAGAAAAGCTCCTTAACCTTTGCGTCAGTAATCATCACGGTTGCAGTAAGATTCTGTGCAAGGATATAGTTCTTGATCTTCGGGTTAGCCTTTACATAGTTAAAGGTTTCCCTAGACATGATTGCGATTGAAGGTCTAGTGCCTGTCTTTGCCTCAACAGCGTCCTGTGCGTCCTGAATGTCCTTCAAGGGGTCAGCCGTAGAATCAGCGGTAAGGTCATTCCAACAGGCATGGCTTGTAAGTGCCTCATAGTTGTTCGTTGCGTATGAACCATCGGGGTCATAATTGTACGAGTATGTAGCACCATCAGCCGAAATGCTGATTGAAGGGTGTCCGTTAATAGGATTGAGCAGCTGCATAATCATACGCTCGGGAACAACCCTAGCACCGTCAACAAGGGTGTTTGCATCGTCAAAGATACGGTCAAGAACTTCCTGTGCGTAAGGGTCGCTGGACTCCTTAACTCTAAGGATTTCCTGCTCATCAACTTCCTTGACAAGCATACTCTCCTTGAAGTAAGCCATTTCAGTCTCCTGAATCTTGATGCCCTCACGGCTTCTGATTGTTGACCTTGTATCGAATGCACTAGGCATAAGCGATACAGGCAGTCCCTTTGAGGTCTTAATCCACTTGAGATCAAGTCCCATCTTCTTCTTAGCAGGGAACAACAGACTTCCAAGATAAGGTATCTTGTTGCTTGCAGCTTCGGTATGTGCTATAGCGATAGCTTTTGCTGAATAAGCGTCTCTAAGTCTCATGTTTTTTTTCCTCTCTTTCTCAATTATTCAAACACGATAAGGGGCAGAGCCGCCTTAACAGCGTCAGTGATAACGCTAACGGTACTAACTACAGGGCAGTTAGCAGTATTGATTACTGCGAATGCCTTGATAAGTGAACCGTTGGGATTCTCAACGTAAACATCATTAAGCAGAATACCTACTGCGTTGCTGGTTGTGGTATACTCGTCAACTACGGTATCCTCGGCAACCTTGCCATCTGCATCGATGGGAGTACCTGCCTTGATTACGTCAGTGTACGCAAACTCTGTGCTTGCGATAGTTACGGGCACCATGTACTCAGCACCGAGCTTTCTCTTCAAAATCTCGGGAGTCATGGTTACATCGTTTGTAGCAAACTTCATAATCTTTTTCCTCTCTTTCGATTATTTTAGGTATGCCGCCATTGCCTCGCTCTGTGATTTACTGCTTTCAGCTACACGCTTCGCATAACCTTCCGCATACTTCACATCTTCGGTTTTCTCAGGCGGGTTTGATCCGCCCTGTCCTCCGGGATTTCCTGCGTTGCCCGCAAGTTCCTTTTCTTTGGCTGTAGCGGCGTTCTTTTTGGTTTCGGACAATATCTGACCGAATACACTAAAATCGACATTGCCATCAGCATCAAATAATTTCTCAGCTGTTTCTCCAACAATGCCTAGTTCTGCAAGTTGCTTCTGTGTCTGCATAGTCTTGATGTTCTTTTCAAGTTCTGCGACTTTCTTTAAGGCTTCTTCTGTTGCCTTGTTTGCACGTTCCACGTCTGATAAGCCTTTAGAATTGATCTCATCAAGCTGTTTCTGCAAATCACTAACATGACTTGCCTCTTCTTTGTACTTGTCAGCCCTGTCCTTTTCAGACTTGATAGCACCATTAACCTGATTGAGGTATGATGTAATCTGCTCGTCCGTTGGTTCAGATACGCCACAAGCTACTAAGTTCTTTCGTGCATCGTCTCTTGTCATAAATTGTCCTTCCTCCCACGCTTTTTTAACACGGTTCGCATCCGCTTCGGGTTTGCTATTTATCGCATAGCTGCAAATTTTATGTATAAAAAAAGAGCCACCCGTCCAGGTAACTCTTTGTTTTATCTGTATGAAATATGGCATCGACAATTATTTGTTTCTTGTGGACTGTCATAGGCAAGTTCCATATCGCAAGGAAACCGCATTTCAGCATCCCCGACTTGAAATAACTCGTCTATCGGGATTGTAATTTCGTCTACTTCCCTGTGCGTCTTGCGAACTTTGTTGTCCTTTTCAGTATGCCACGTTTTTTCTGTTTTGCCATTCTCAATGGCGGTCATATATTCATCAGCGTTTGCTGTATTGTTTGTTTCATTCTCGGCAATGGCTATTGACCTGTCCGTAGAAGTCATATAAGGCGTATCTATGCCCTTTAGCGTGTTATCAACAATATCCTCGCATACCCTTTCGATATGTGCGTAATTTGGTCTATATCCGCTTGCAACGATAGCCATTGAATACTCTGTAATCAGCTTGTTTATCAGCTGTTCCCTTGCTAATTCCCCGGCTAACGCAATTAGGAACATTTCACGGAAAATCTTTTCTAGGCTTATGGCTAACTCCGTCCGTTTGCCTACATCGTCAACTTCCATTTCGTCAAAAAAGTCTATTATCGCCTTACGGATTGCCGACTCGTCAGCTTCCTGCTTGATGCTTCTCAGCTCATCAATTATTCTTGTTGCCATTCAGACCACCTACAATCTGTTTAGCCTTCTCAACTTCGCCCTGTAAGTTGTTTTCTTCAATCATCTGGTCAACCGTTTTCCACAAAGCATCCAAGTAACCCTTGCTCTGTAGGAATACCTTCTCAGGGTCAGCCCACAAGCCTACAACACGGATTGCAACTAACGGATGTATGCCGGACCTTAACAGGATTTCAAGTGCCTCAGACTTAACAAGCAGATTGTCCGTAGGGCTATGTACGATATGCACATCAAATGCCGTTTCGTCTATGTCACAAGGGTTCGGTGTGATTGCCTGTGATATGACCTTTAAGGCAACTCTGCCAAGCTCCCTGTCACCACATACAACGTAAGGGTCTTTCAAGTTGGCTCTCTGCCTGGCAAAATCCCACCCGTTTCTGAGCGAGACAGCCCCCTGTGTGTCTCCTCCCGTGTTGCCTTCACGGTTAGGTATGGCAAGTATGCTCTGTACGTTGCCAAGTAAATCGTCTTTGGCAACCTGTGTACCCTCCTGATTCAGTTCCTGTTGGATAAGGCTCACATCGGCTCTCTGGCTACCATTGTTCGACTGGACAACGATAGCACCGTTCATTTTCATTTTTTGGAATACTTCTTCGTCAACATCACAATCCAAAAACTTGAAGTATGCCTGTACGAACTGTTCCACGCTGTCGATTCGATTGCTTTGGATTTCATTGATGCCGTCCAACATAGTGACCACAAGTTCGATGTCCGAAATCCTGTCAGCATTGTTCGGGTATTCAACTATCGGGATTCCCCCGAATGCGTGTATTGCACCGGCTGACATTACACCGTTCTTGTAGATGTATTCAAGGTATTCCGAAAAGCATTGATAGTATTGGTTTCCGTGCTCGTCCTTGAACTGCTGGATTGACAGAAGCGGTTCATGGGTAATTGACGAGTACACGATAACCGTATTCATCGGTGACGGTGCTACAAGCCTGTACGGTGCCGTATAAGGCGGTTTGGTTCTCTGTATAGCCTTATATCCCATACCTACGCTTGAAGTCCATTCTCCGCACTCTATATCAACCAAACGTTTATTTGCTATGCGGTTATAGTCATTCAGCTTGTCAACCGCACTGTTTGTTTTATCGTCATTCTTTAGGCTGACGCACTGAACAGGCTCACCGTAAGTCTGTGCATTCTTGAAAGCCACAATCTCGAATGCGTGGTTCTCGACAACAGGATTGTTTATATCATCCCTGACCGTTTTCTGGCGGTAAAGTGCAGGCTGGTCACCTTTGTAATAGTTATGCAGATAACGGATAGCCGGACGATTCCAATTCAAGCAGCTAACTCCCTCGTTAAAGATTTTCAGGATGTTACCGGGCGTAACTTCCGTGAAATCAACGTATGCAGTTTTCCGTCCGTATTCACCTCTGACCAAGTCCTGAAAATGAAGTTTATTCATCGTATCCTCCGTGCATAAAAAAAGCCAACATAACGTCATATAACGTCATATCGGCAGGTAAAAAAATATAGGCTGAACTGCTCTGTGCCTGTTTACAGTTCACCCATCATACCAAAAATAGCACATAGGGTGTCACCTTGTCAAGTGTTTTTTTCAAAATTTTTCAAAATCTGACAGACGGTCTTTTTCGTGATGCCGTTCGCCCTAGCTGTCTCGTTCAGGCTCATGCCTTTCAGGTAGCGGTCTATGAATACCTTGCGCTTATCCCTCTCCACCTGCGCTATGTGCAATTTCAGCCATACGCTCTTGACGTGCTTTTCATAGCCTAGCTCCGCAAGCTCATCTTCCAGCTCCATGATCTTGATAACTATATCAGCGTTCTTGTCCTTCGTACCGCCTATCTTACGGCTACCGTTGCTCTCAAAGCCCCTAGTAGTCCGTGTAGCAGCCGCAAGCAGGACTTCTATGCGCTCTTTAAGGCTCTGGATAGCCTTCTCGTTATCGTCAAGCAAATACCAATCGCTTTTAATACCCATACTGTTTCCTCCTGAATGGGTTTATTGCCGCCTCCACCTTTGCATTCGCCCAAGTGCCTTCCAGAAAGTACGCCAAACTTGCCAGGCTGTCAGCAGCATCCTGATGCTTATGCTTTTGGTTCGCCTTGAAGTTGAAACTGAACAGGTTTGTCATAAACATCCTGTACTGTTTGTTCCGGCACGATGGATCCCGGAAGTAGTATTCACGGATTGACCCCGCTTTGTCCCAGATACGTTGTGCCTTACGCTTATCCGTTGGGGCATATTCTGAGCGCAAGTTTATCTTAATGCCCTTGCCTAGCAATTCTTGATTTACCTCGTCCTTGTAGCCTTCTCCGCCCTGATTAGCTTCGAAATATCCCGAAGTAACGTGATGCTCAATGATCTTGTCTACCACCTGTGGCTTTGTAAATTTCTTCTCGGCATTATCGTAAACCACATCGTCAATGTAAACCGAACCATCCTCGTACACATACGCTATCGGGAATGACAAATAATCGTCTCCACCCAAGGCAACGTCACAGGCACAACACACCTTTAAGGGTTCTTCACTCGGCAAGATGCCGTTATAGTACCGCATATCGTCTGGAACGAATACAGCACCCTCTCTCTCAACAGGCTCTTGCATATACTGCGCCATCCACGATGCCATATCACCGTCATTCTCAAACCTTGCCCTGATCTCTTTGTACTTTGACGTGGAAAAACCTACTCCGTAATCGTAATCAAAGTTCGATTCGTCTTTCTCGTTCATAGCTGGGATTTTGATTATCTTGAAACGTGTACCCGGTGCCGCCAATCCCGCCTCAAGAAATTCATGCCTTGTGCAGAAAATGTCATTAAGTGACCAGATTGTGCCGATTCCGAGTATCTTACAGCCCTGTTTCTGTCTCGAAAGCACGTTGTTGTTGAAAAACTTTAGCTTTTTCGCAAGCAAGTCCTGATTAAGAACCTCGTTTATACCTTCGTGAAGATCGTCAAGTATCAGCCAGCCTTTAGCATCAAACATTCCGTTCAAGCCAGCTTCCATGCCACGCCCGGACAATGTGGCATATTTCTTACGTCTCCCAAGGTTCAGCCTATGTGCCTCGCTATCGGTGTGCGCTATCGTCTCATACGGGAAAACTTCTGAAAAAGCGTATGTCGGGTCTTTTATGATTTCCTGTACGCCATCAACGAACGCACCACCCAAGCTGTTAGCATAAGTCACATACAGGTTTGATAACTCGTCATTCCGTGCAATATGCCATGTTGTAGCGAATGTGACTAGTTGGCTCTTCCCGGTTCTAGGCGGTTGGTGAAGATACAGCTCATCCAGCTTATCATCTTCCAAGTCCTGAATAGCATCAACAACCATCTTCAACATCTTGCGCCTAGGCTCGTAAAAACGCTCTTTCCGAGGTCTGTAGCGTTCGATATACAAGCAAAAGCTATCCAGCTCGTACTTTGCCGCATACCGCATACACCCGTAATATTGCAAGATGATCTTGAACCCCTGCTTATTGTCCTGCGAATACTGCTCCAAGTGTTCAAACGTGCTTCTGGACTTGACACGAATGTATTCCCTGATAACGTCCATAGCCCGATGAGCTACATCCACCGTGTATGCCGGGTCTTTAAGCTCGTCAGCTATCCGCACAGCCGCTTCCATCCCAGCTACCAGGTCCTCATCTACGCCATACCATTTTTGGTAGGTCTGATATTCGCTCAGACGCTTGTCTATTTCTTCTCTCGTCATCCCTTATAGCCTTTATCTCCGCTTCCGTCTTGATGAACGGGAGCATTTTTGTGTCCTTGCCGATTCCGTACCAGACGTTGTACCATTTCCAGAATGTGCAGTATGCCATCCCTAGCTTCTTCGCATACTTAGCGTACATCACAGGGTCTACATACGCATATTCCGGCATTTCCAGAACTACGGACTCCCATTGCTCTGCGGTCATATACAGGTTCTTCCATGACCGCTCTATACCGCCTTTTGCCGATGTTATCATTCTTTACGCTCCTTCGTGAAGTAACGGCAGGTCTTGCAGAAGTCTAAGGGGAAGTCAGCCAGCCATTCCGATGAATCGTTCACGCAGACCTCATCATACAGCCACCTGCAACCGTCATAGTCAGTGATCGTTTCCTCGTACCCTCTCTCGTTCCGTTCAAGATGCCTGCTCATAATTTGCCTCCTGCGCTTTGATGTTTCGATGTGCGACCCTGTTTCATGCCAAGGTGGATACTTTATACCCCTGTGATAGAAATGCCCCTTCTTCGGGCGATTACCAGCGACACAGGATAGAGCCATATAGCCCTATCCCCTATCGCCAGCATCAGGAGTAGCGAAATGGGATTATCATACAATCTTTGCCGGGGCATTGTGATATATCTCTTCAACACGCCCGTCTCTGTAAAAAATCGTGCCAACATATTCGCCATCACGGATTACCGTCCTTGCCGAACGGAGATTGTTCAAGTAGTCAACATGATTTTCCACCTTCTCTATGCCTAGCTCTTTCAAATAATCACGATACCAGCTCTTGCCCGTAAGCCTGACCATATCGACAGGTATCTGTTTACCCGGCTCTGTCCTAGAAGTCACCGTTACGCCCCAACGCTCTGAAAGTTCTTTCTTGCCGATACGGCAGTAAACATAATCGTTCAGCAGTTCCTTGTAGTTCTCGGGTACGCTCCTATGCCTACCGTTGCTCTTAATGCTTTCCCTTGCTTTCGCCAAGCGTTGAAGCCTTAAACTTTCGCCATAATGGATAAGTTTATGGCATACAGGGCAAACCGGGACAATATTGCTGACCGCATCTTTACCGCCTACCTCAATCGGCACTACATGATGCCATTCCGTAGGAGTAGCATTGCACGAAACGCATCTGATTACGCCATTCTCATCTTCAAATTTCTTCTCCAGCTCTTTCCTGACCGAAATATGCCCGAGGATATTGCTTTCCGTTCTGTGGTTCATATATTCCTATCCGCCTTTCCTTGCTGATAACCCCACCTTAAAACCTTAATGTGTACGTCATTTCGGATAAATTTACTCTTAACGAAAAAACAGCCCTAAGGCTGGCTGGTTTAATGGTATTATTATTTATATTCGTGTTATCCTTATGGTTTCCGTAATCTTAGTGCTATTAGTGTTACGGTTATCTAAGCTATGTGGTATAGGTTTACGCTTATCTTTAGGTATTCGTATTCCTTTCTCCGAAAAAGGGATTTTTGTTTTGTCGGTAGGTGAAATATAGTGGCTTATTATATATATAATTTTTTTAATCTGAGCCGAAGTCGGATTTTTGTTTGCTCGCTAGGTGAGGGGCTAAAATGCCGCCCGGTGCCCTTGATGCCCTAGACCCCCGGGGAGAGTCCCCGAAAGAAAACGCCCAAACAAGCAAGGGCATACAAGCGCAACCCCTAAAAAAGAATTGTGTCTAAATTGATTGTGTATTATTTCGCTAAATCTATGTTATGCGAAATAAACGAAATGATTAAAGCAAAAAGAAAACCCCGAAAAGCCTTGAAAATACTAGCTTTTTAGGGTTTTTTGGTGGTTTTATGTGGTTTTCAAATTGTGTCAATTTTTCAGAAAAATCTAATTTAAGCCGTTCGGCAGTGCTTTTTTGTCCTGTGCTATCGTCAGCAAATCCGGGAGAACTTCAACGCTTGTCTGCTGTTCTCGTTCTTCTAGTGGGGTTTGCAGTTTATACTTGTAGTTAGCACTAGCAAGCTTCAGGAGCGGGACTTTGCTATTTTCAAAACTTGAAACAACGTTGTTTTTAGCGTTTTTTAACATAAAGTTGAATAAATCGGATTTTCCACAACTTAGCCACTCTTTAAGGGTCCCTTCGTCAATCCCCGTCATAACTTCAAACTGTTCTACACTACAGATAAACCCATAATAACCGCAAAGCCTACTATAAACCTTATAGCAAAGCTCTACTTTAGGGATAGAGTAAACACGTTTATATATATAATTATCGTCAAATAAAAGCTCGGTATTTACAGAAAAGACCCGATCATTTAAGCGTCCGAGTAAATAGCAAAACTGTATGTATGTAAAATCTGGATAAGTTTTCTTTTT